TGGCTCCAGCGCCCCCTGTAGCCGTCTGAGGAGCGCCCATAGTTGGATGCCATTGAGTAGGCACGTGCCCACCATGAGCAGTCTTAGGATTCCCCACAGGGCGGTTACGATGGTCAGTAGGTGGCATTTAAATTAGCGAGTGTAGGGAAACTTTGCAGATTTGTAACTATCTGAAGCACGTACCTTTTCGGTAACGTCTGTGTAATTCTCAGTGTCGGCAGCAATCTGTGACCCACTTGGCCTGTCACCGTAAACGCCTGAAATATTACGGTCATTTTTGGTGTTGTTCATTTGACCAGTGGCAGTGGTGCCGTACTCATTAGTATGGTCTCCAGCGGTTTCAACAAAGTTACCGCTTCCCTTGTGCTGGTATACCTTTGACTTGGCGGTGCCGTGGGCGTAGTCAGTAAGAGCCTGACGTGCTCCAACACCAGTTCCTTGTTTGTCGCTCTGACCATTATTTTGATCCATTTGCAGTGATGGGTTCATTTGCTGATTTTGGCTACCATCGGCTTGCCAGTTACCACCTTCTGCTTGACCTTTACCACCCAAGGGCACTTGTCCCCTTGGCTTCCCGCTCATGCCATCAGATGTTGAACCATAAATTTCACCTACACGAGGTCCTTCAAAGTTATCTGCGTGGGCAAGAGAGTGTGTTTCCTGCTCTTTAGCAGTTGCCTGACGACCAGCACCACGCTGTACGCCTTCGTGTGGGCTGTCACCCTCTGGGTAACCTTTGTGAAAAGATTTAATTGCCATAATTACCTCACTTAATGATGGGCTTGAATGACATAGCGGAAATGGTTTCCCCATTTTCACCGGCAACATCATCAAAGCCAATGATGAACGATAGATCAATGCCACGTGGGGCTACAAAGCCTCGTGAGATTGCACATGCTTTAGCGGCTTGGTTTACTGCTGAAGCGCCAATAGCACGCATTTTAGGCAACTGACCTGAGTTAATTGCACGAGCCATGATAGAACCAACAGATTGAGGGTTACTAGAACCTGAGACTTTTAGAACGTCGTCAATGGTAGTAGTTAATTCTTGAGACATAAGGTACTCCTGTTTATATTTTGTGTACCCTAGTATTTTAAGTGTAGTCAGCCTCTATAAGCAGGTCTGACAGGTCACGCAACCGCATCACGACATATGTATCATCCAATGCTTTTTCCCCTTTACCAGCACGTTTGACAACCAACACAGGTAAAGCCCCATCAAGACGTTCAGCCTGCTCCACGGTGTCATTCAACCACTGGCTCAATTGAAACTGCTTTTGATTCTTGCACTGTACTGCTACCTTGCGAAGGGTAGAGCGACGAGCAATGCCGTTGACATCTCCCGTGTCCTTGCCACCTGACAAAGCAGGGCGATGAGCATGGATGAACCCTTTAGAGATTAAATAGTCTCTAACAAGTACTTCAAAAGACGTACCCTTTTGTTTAGCCTTACTCAACTGTTGCCTCTTCGTAAGCGTCTTCTATCTCAATCCATACCTTATGATCGCTGTATTCCTGATCTATGCTGAACATTTCTTTGTAAGCACGAACGGCTAAGTTACGCCACATGTCCCGGTCATCAGTCATTTCCTTTAAGGACATGGCACGGTTTGAAGCACGCCCTTTCCAAAAGTCAGCGAGTTCAAGTTCTTCCGACATTAGTAACCTCTGTACTTTCTAAGTTCTTCCTTGAGTTGCTCAATTTCGGTTTCTAGTTTACGACAATGTTTGGTCCAGAGTGCCACTAGTTCCTTTTGCGCTTTTGGTACTTCTTTGAGGGCAGGTTCATCCATTAATCCTAGATGCCCTTTCCTTGTTACTTCCTTGATACTTCCTTGCAACACTGTGCAGGTAATGGCTTCCCCAATTCGTAATGGCATAACCATCAGGAGTTTCAACAATAAACCCATGACCTTTTAAGGATATTACTACCCTGTTAATGACTTGAGCGTCACGAAAGACATGGCTATAAAACTTAGAAATATCCTGTTTCTTTACAGGCTTGCGCTTCATCTGTAAGTACAAGAGAGTCAAGTGAGAAGGTCCGTGGTATTTAAGTTTTACGTTCATGCGCTGTACCGTGCTGCACGGCGCTCATTTGGTGCCATAGATATGCGACGGCTAAGTTCACGGCTCAACACTTGGGCATTACGCTCACAGCGTTCAAATACGGACTCCACCAACTTACGGTATGCCCGTGCCTCTAGGTGAGTCTCTTGTTGACCTACTACCTCAGGATCAATGTCACGGCGAGCCTTAGCCAAGGTAACGGTGTCTCCTTTTACTGAGTCACCCCACTGGCTGATGAGAACCTTTGCCTCTGTTAAACGACACGTGTTAGCGGCACGCTCTTCAATAATCTCTGCCTGCACAAGTTCTGACTTGGCGTATGAACCCCATGACATGAACTGACCATACAACTCCATTAACTCAGGATCGGGCAGTTCATCTAAGAACGATGGCAATTCAGGTAACTCATGACCCGGCTTTTCAGGCAACGAGAACTTACTAAGGAAGTCCCCCATTATCGGACCAGACGGAGCCAGCGGATGGCGTACTACTGTTTTCATCATCTACTTCTTTCCAACACACCTTTTGATATGCACATGCCTTGCATGTTTTGCTTGTAGGACTTTCTACCCACACGGGACGCATGGGAGGGATGCCTGAGTCTAAACCACGAACTACAGTTTGGCAACCAGACAAAATGGATTCAATTTGCTCAGGTTGAAACTTAACAGAAAACTCTTTTACGTCTTGTGTTGCTTTCCATTCATACAAGAAAACACCTTCATGGATACCTGTGCAGTACATGTACAGCATGATTTGACGTAAGTGAGTTTGAAATGGCTGACGAATCTGTTTCCATACTTCGTCCATTGTTATTTCCTTGTGGCTATACCGAAGCCACAAATCGTAGTGTTCCATACGGACTGTGCCAATGCCAACACTTTTAATCTCTAAGATTGCTTTACCCTTAGCGTCGTTAATGATGCCGTCGGCGTGACCCATGAGGTGATGCTCTTCGTTAATGATGGGTACTTCAACTTGTTCAAGTACTCCTGCCTTAGTTAACCACGTCTGCCACTTGTCGTGGATAGCGTGACCTTCAGCAAAGATGTTAAGGGTCTGGAAACTTAAAGGCTTATCATCACGTTCGTAACCCTTGATGGTGTACCAAGAAGAACGGGGACACCAATCCTTCTTACAAATCTCTGAAGGATGCAGATGCTCTGTGTCACGTGTGCTCTTTAATTGCTCACGCATAAGCATCTCTTCTGCAACAGGTATAAGCCTGCTGTGTGACAGCAAGGACTTCTTATAGTTCTTAAGGTGCCATGGGGTATCGTCAGTCATTAGTTGTTAACTCCAAAAAATCGTCTTCAGTAAGTATGACGTAGCGACGATTAGCGAGATCAAACTGCAAAATCGGTACACGGTCTTCAATAATTGCACGTTCTCTCAATTCTCTTAAATCTACATCTTTGATGGTAATGCTTTTTGTGGCTATCGTGAGTTTATTTTCAATAAGAAACTCTTTAGACCGGACATCATTTTTACGCATCCAGCCGCTACCAGAACCTGCGTTACGGCTACCACGATAAGTATCCGCTGAACGCTTCTCCTGCTTGCGAGACTTCTTGATAATGTCTTTGCGTTCTTCTCCACCGAATATCATACAACCGGAACATTGAAGTGCGTAAGTACTTCAGTACGTAGTTTCTCTTGCATGCCAATGTCCTCACGGAATCCGAGGATCATTGCATCTTTACCCTGCCAACGTTGATCGTCATAAGAGTAGTAAGCACCAGCACGTGTGATGATGTCACAAGACGCTGCAATGTTTATCATGTCCTTAATGGTGTCAAATTGACCTAAGTCAAACCCCTTGGCACCAGCAAAGTAGAAGTCAACAACGGCTACCTGCTGTGGGCGATAGGTCTTGTTCTTGATAGTGCGACCCTTGATGGACTGCCCAACAGTCTCATCTTTTTCTTTAATCCATTCGTCACGCTTTACCTCTACACGGCAGAAGTAATGAAAGTTCTTTGCCTTACCGCCGGGGGTAGTGCGGGGATCACCCCACATAACACCAATCTTGTCACGCCACTGGTTGATAACAAGACCAGTACATCCACGGTCTTCATGTACCAGCGAACGCTTTTGTGCCTTAGACGACTTACGGAAGAACTTACCCGTTAAGCGAGCACCAAGACCCATAGTGAACTCGTCCATGTTCTTCTCAAATTCATCTCCGGGAACCAGCGAAGGGAGTGAGTCAATAACAATAAGGTCTACGGCACGGTTATCTAGTGTGCGAATGATGAGGTCATAAACCTGTTCCATGATGTTGGATTCAACTACCCACAGGCGATCAAGGTCTACGCCAATAGCCTTTGCGTATTCTGGTACGTAGTCTTCAGCGGCAATCCATAGCGCACAGAAGTTTGGATCAATGGCTTGGTTAGCGGCAATAGTCTTGTAAGCCATAGCGGTCTTACCTGATGACTCTTCACCAATGATTTCACTCCATTGGTTCATAGGCCACCCACCCCCAAGCATGAGGTCAAAAGCAAGTACTCCCGTAGTAATACGGGGCATCTCTTCTTTTACGTCGCTACCCTTGACAATGATGTCGTCGCCATACTTCTTTTGAATAGAAGAAATAATGGACTGTAATGATTCTCTTGTATCTGCTGGCATCTTGTCTCCTTAGTTTGACCATGCTGATTGGCTGGCTTGGTCATACATACCATTCCAACCGCATTCGTAGCAGCGTGGTGCAGGTGCTGCACCATTTTGCATATTTCCTTTTGCCCTAGTAAACACGTAACCACTTCCACAATCAGGGCATGTCTGTTCTTGACGTGCTGCTTCTCCACCTTTGGTGTACCCCATACGTAGTGCTTCTGAAAATGATTCAGGCTTTACGTTTGGATCAGGCTGTTGAGAAGTTACACGGTTAGGTGGGTTCTGTGCCTGTGGAAACCTAACAGGTGATTCCACTGGAGGCAAGTTTGGGCGTGGTGCAGTAGGTTTTTCCCCTGCAAGTTTCTTTGACCACCAGTCAGTCATAGTATTCATCCTTTAATGCATCGTTTACAACTAAAATAACTAAACCACGTTCTACCATTTTATTTAACATGGAAACCGCAAAGACTGTCAAGGCACTTTGAAATTCATCAGCGGGGGATGATATCTTATCCAAAGAATGCAGGAAGTGGGCAAACCATTCAGCCGACTCAGTAATGTCTTCGTACACTCCAGACTTCGCAAACAAAACCCATCTAGACAATATGTCCATTATTTCAAGTTTTTGCACATCCTCAGACGGAATTTGAAACCCCATCTGATGAGCGTAGGCTTGCCCTTCTGTGGCAGACAGCATCAAGTAAAACATTCTTTCATCGGTAACAGACATTAACCCTTCGCTTCTGCCCAGTTGAGCGCATGGTGATAAGAGACTTTTAGGGGAACCCCGTTAATTACCTTATCATCTCCCATTGCGGTCAAAAACGGATGGATAATGTCATCTAGTACACCGTCAGGAACAGCAACCACAAGTTCGTCGTGTACCTGTACCAGCATCTTTGCGCCGGTTCCAATAAGAGTCTTGTGAATGTCAATCATGGCTTGCTTACAAAGGTCAGCAGCACTTCCTTGTACCACAGCGTTCACAGCCTGACGTTCGGCACGTGAGCGTGCTTCTTGGTAACCAGACCGTAGGTCGGGGAGGCGACGATACCTGCCCGCCAATGTAGACACGTAGCCATACTTCTTACCCTGAGCAACTACCTGTTGCTTCCACTCAGTCAGTCCTGAGAACTGACGGTAATACTCTTGAATCATATGCTGAGCGTTATCAAAAGAGATACCAGTAGTACGTGCCAACTTGCGAGCACCACCACCGTAAGCGGTGAGGAAGTTAACGCCTTTACCTATTTGACGTTCTTCACTAGTAACATCCTCTATCTTCTTTTTAAATAGAAGAGCAGCAGCACCAGTATGAATGTCAATGTTGTTATTAAATACATTCATAAGTTCTTTGTCTTGGGAGAACATCGCCATAACACGTAGTTCAATTTGGTCATAGTCTGCTACAAGCAGGGTGTGCCCTTCGGGGGCAACAAACAAACTACGCACGTTAGAACCACGTGGGACGTTCTGAAGGTTGGGGTCACTAGAGGACAGGCGACCTGTTGCGGTGCGGTGCAAGTGAAATGATGGATGCAGCCTGCTCTGATATAACTTTGGAAGAAGACCATCAACATACGTTGACTTTAACTTCTGTGTTTCAGACCACTCCAGCATCAGAGTTAGTGCAGGGTGTTCTTTCTCCAAGAACCGTAAAGACTCTTCATCAACAGATGGTGCACCACCCTTGGTCAACTTGTGAGGCTTAAGACCTAAACCACCCTCACGCTTTTTATTAAACAAAAACTCCTGTTTATTTTTAGTGGAGTCAGGGTTAAAACCAACGGGTGTGTGCTCAGACAGCGCAAGCAAAGTGTCACGCATCTTGTTGTCTAGTTCTTTACCCAGCACCACCATGTTGCGGTGGTCTACTGGGATGCCCTCGTTCTCCATCTCCATAAGAATGCGAAGAACCTGAGAGTCTTGATAGAAACACTTGACTAGAGAGTCATTTATTTTAATCTTTCCCCACAGGCGCTGATACAGCATCCATGTCCAACGAACGTCAAGGTGCACATAGTTAATAGCCTTGTCGTAAGGGACAATACTAATAATCTTTCCCAACTTGCCGTCACGTGCGTAGGCTTCATGCTTGTCGTAATTATGGATGATGAGGTTCTCAAGAGAGTACGACATCAGGTTCTCATTGACAATGTGCTGCATAACCATTGTGTCGGCGTATGGACCTAATGGTAACTCGCCGTAGTACTTAGCGATGCTGCGAGCGTCAAACTTAACGTTATGACCTATCTTCACAATGTCGCTAAAGAACAAAGGCTTTAGAACTTCTAAAACCTCTGACCTAGACAACTGCTGTGGTGGGTCGCTATACGTTGCAGGTATGTGGTAACGGTCTTTAGCCGTTGACTCTTGACCATTCTTGAGTATCTTACGGTAACCCTCGGGTGGGACTGTAGTCCCGTCACCTACTTCTTCAGGTGTTACCATAAAACCAAGTGGATGACCCATCGGTACAGCCCATGATTCTCCTTGCGTTGCAAGACCTATCCAAAACACTTCATTGCGTAAAGGGTCTAACGCCAGCATAGAACTGTATTTATCTACATAGTTCTCATATGCACGGCGTTGTATCTCAGGACTTGGGTTTTTAAGCGTAGCAATGTGCTTCTTCCATGCAAGTTCCATGGTCTGCACAAGGTCAGGGTGGCGTTCAAGAATGCCCCGTGTTTCTACGTCAAATACAAAAGCCCCTACCTCTTTAATACGTTGAACTGCTTGTTCTAACTCTTGAATAGTTGTAACAACGTTGTAAGGCGCAGGGGCTGTACCCCTAGGCATTAATCTAAATCTTCGTTAGCGACTACTAACAAGTCTTTACGTGCTGGAATAGAAATGATGTCGGCAGTGTATGCACGTGTAATCAAATCGTTAAGCCCGTTGTCCGTAAGCGAAGCAATGCCCCACTCTTCAAGGTCACTTGCCTTAACCATTTGGTGGTTAGTTGCGGTAGTTGAACCCTTACCAGTTTTTGATACTGCCCAGAAATGCTTTGAGAGAGGACCTGTACGTGGATCAGTGTGAAAGTTCTTCAACTGGTCAATGATGCGAGGTCCAACTTCATAGGACTTGAGTACAGGCTCTTCGCCGGGGATAAGCAATGCTACGTTAAAAGCAATGCGGATTGATGGACGGCTACCTGCATCACAAAGTGGGCAACCCTTTTCGTCAAAGTCTCCAATGCATACAAAGGACTTCTGACCTTGGCGTTCAATCCAATGCTGCCTCCATGAGGCATAAGGCTCGTCGCTAAGGAACTTCACAATCTGTGGCTCCTCAACAACTTTGAGGCGTTGTGCAAATGGAGAGTCGGCATTCTTAACTGCCTCTACACCACCCCAGCCACCACGCACAAGTGTGCGAGCAGGTGCTGTTGCAACGCTACTTACTTCATCTGTCTTTACGTCGTTATCGTCGTCGTACTTTCCCATATATCTTCCTAACGTTTCCAATTGTCTTTGATGTATTTTCTGAAACCATCCCAGTCACCTGAGTAGTGTTCCGATATTCCGAATCTTTCCACACCGTCTAGCAGTGTGTCAAGTTGATCTTGGCTGTAGAGCCTACGACCTTTCGGTATCTTACCGGGAATTTGTTCAGATTGTGGAGTGGGAGTACGAAAACTGGGTTTTGGAATCCAGCCCTTACTTTCCCACATCCTGATTGTTACTGGGCTTTTACCCAGTGCTTTGCATACTTCACCAATGCTATAAAACGTTTGCCTTACTCCATTAATGATGTAATCCTTACCCTTAGCGCCGTTGTAACGGTCATTAAGAATAGAAGACTGTAACTGTGCTTCAGGGCGATTCTTTGGTTGTTTCTTGCCGGGAAAATCCGGTAAGTCCCCAAATAAATCAAGGACATCTTTCATGCCTTAAAAGCCCATGACTCTTTCTCTACATAGAAAGATTGAATAACTTCTTCAGATTCTTTGTGGTTCCATGCGTACCCAAGAAGTTTGTCCTCACTAAGGGCTTCCACAACTTCTTTTACGTCATCCCATAAACCCTTCTCACGTGCCCATGCTTCTGCTGCACTTGTGTTTAGTGAACGAGATACACGGCGTTCGTACTTGAGGTCAGAACCGGCAATAGACCACCACAGGTGTCCTTTGTCATCAACAATGCCTTTTTCCTTTAGAGCCTCAACAAGTTCCTTTTTTAGAACATCTTGACGTTTAGTCAAAGAGTCTATGGCTTCTTTGCTTTTCTTAAAGTCTTCTATCAACTTTGCGTAATATGTGTCGTCTTGCATCTTATACCTCTGAGTGTGAAAGGAACTCGGAAAGAGTTCCTAGATTGAGTTCAAACTTACCTTGCGTATCATAACCTTTGTCAATAAACGCCTTATTAATTTCTCGTTTTTGTTGGAGCATCTCGTACTGACGTTCTTCAATGCTGCCTTTCATGACGAAGGCTGTAATTGTAACATGGGGATGTACGGATGACAAACGGATTATTCGGGCATCTCGTTGGTCCAACTTACCGGCAGACCATGGGAGGTCAAAAGAAATAAGATAGTTTGCGTTCGGCAAGTCAACTCCGTACCCTCCCGCATCTGAGGATAGAAAGATACGGCAATTGGGGTCGGTTGCAAACTTGGTCTTGGCTTGGTCTCGTTCTTCTGCTCCCATTCCTCCCATGAAGAGGACACTATCCGTAATAGACGCAGTTGCTTCCTTGATAACCCGTAGGTTCTTTTTAAAAAACGAAAATAAAACCACCTTGTTATTTGGGTCCTCATTTAGTACATCCTCAATGTAGTTAACAACGGCATCTAGTTTGGGTGCCTTATAGACCGTGGGAACCCTTCCTTGGGCGACCAGTCTTGAGGCGTAGGCGCTGCCTTCGTCATGCTTGTTAGGGTCATTAAATGCTTCCGCTGACTCCAGAACCAGCCTAGGGTTATCGCACAACATACGAAGGACAGTAAGCCTAGACATGATCTGACCCTGTGCTTCATTTCCACCACCTCCGTTGTAATGGGACCATAAGTCAAAACTACGACCATGTTGAGATATTGCCTTCTGAATCTCATTCAATAAATCTTTAGCAATGCTTTCGTATAACGCTGCACCGGCTTTATCAAATTGAACTGGTATTACTTGATGTATAACTTCAGGTAACTGGTCTGCAATATCTTCACGTGTCTTGCGAACCATTACCTCAGCCATAGTTTCATTAAGTTGTTTTAAGTTACGGTACCGCATTGGTTTACCAAAATGGTCACGCACAATGAAGGTGCGGTCAAATACATTAAACTTTCCCAGCACAGAAGTATCTACAAACTGCATAATAGAAAATAGTTCTTCAGGTCGGTTCTCAATGGGTTGCCCCGTTAAAGCAAACCTGTAGTGACACTTAGCCCCTAACTTCTTAAGCAACTTAGAACGTTTAGCGCTAAACGACTTAATGATTGTTGCCTCGTCAATAACCATTGCAGTGAAATGCAAAGACTCCCAATGGTCTACGTCCTTAGCAAGAGACTCTGGATTGACAATGATGTACTGAGAACCAATAGATAATCGCCACAACTTCTCACGTTGAGCAGGGGTGCCGTCAATGACAATCGCCCTAGAGGTGGTGAACTTCTTAATCTCACGTAACCACTGGTACTTAAGACTACTTGGAACAACTACACAGACTTTAGAGATTTCTTTTTGATCCAGTAGTGTTTCAATAGTGGCGAGAGTGGTGGGGGTCTTGCCTGCACCCATGACCATGGCAAGTAACATCTGTCCACGGTCAACCATACGGTCACTTGCCTCTTGTTGAAAAGGGTAAAGGGTTCCCGTAAAACTCACATTATCCATCCCGGCATTACGGATGCGCCGTCAATCGCTGTACGTATTTCGTCGTCGTCCATCTCACCTATATCTTTTGCGTATGTGTGCTTATAGTTTATCCAAAAGGTACCGTCTGTGAAACGTGGCAAGGTTTTAAATAAACGCTTGTTGGCTTCTAGACCTGCCTCGTCATTATCCATAGCAATGATGACACGTTTGGCTACGGCAGATAGCAGGTCAATCTGCTGCTTACTTACAAAAGCGCCAAAGGAAGACAGGCACTGAGCCTTTAACCCTAAAGACGCAAACCTCACTACGTCAAGTGGAGACTCTACTAACACCGCTGTGTCTGAGGTAAAGCGTTCAATACCGAATAACGTTTCGCTTTTCTTGATGCCTATTGGGTAGTTGCGAACCCAACCTTTTTTCTTAGACTGCCAACCCAGTAGTTCCCCTGTGGGTGCAACTATAGGGATAACCCAGCAACGATTAGTAACATCCCACTTGATACCGTGTAACCGTGCAACGTTGGGGGCAAGTGACCTACTCTGCAAAAGGTTAAGGGGAACATCCCTGAACTGGCTATAGGACACCCAATCAACTTCAGGCTGCTCTTCTACTTCTTCTTTTGCATTGAGGCGTTTAAGTCCTGCCTCAATAAGAAACTTATGTACTTCTATAACGCTTTGGTCTGTTCCCGTTAAGTCTGAAACAAGACTTGACAATGTTCCTTTAGCGCCGCATGAGTAACAAATCCACAGACCAGTCTGGGTATTCATAGACCATGACGGTGACCTGTCTATATGACCTGTGCGCTTTAAGTGAACAGGGCAACACCCTGATATTTCTTTGTCACCCGCACGGCGAACGTCTACACCAAGTTCTACAAGAACATGTGATAAATCAGTAATACCAGTTGCCACCATCATCGCTTTCATCCACCTCTGTAAAGTCCATGTTTTCCCAATCCCATTTAATACGTACCTCGCCTTTAGGGGCGCTACGAGCAAGAATTACACGGATGATTGATTGGTTATCAATGTCAGGGTCGGACTCTACGCCTAGAACTAAGTCAGAGTCTTGAACAAATGATGATGAGTAGCCAATTGAATCCGCAGTAACCTGTCGTGATTTCTTGTTGCCCAATTTCCATGACAGCACTTGTGTAGTGCCAATGATGGGGATGTCAAAGCGCTGGGCAAGACGCTTCAAAGATCTAGTGATGTTAGTAAGTGCCTGTGGGCTTCCCTTAGGCTCGCCGTGCTCATCGTCCATAAGATACACACCGTCAACAAATAGAATGCCGGGGCGGTACTGCTGAACCTTTCCTGCAATAGCGCTCACGGTAGTAAGCGACGCAGAGTCCTCAGTCATAATAAAAGGGTGCATGTTCTTTTGTAGGCGTAACGCCTTTTGAATCTGTTCCATCTCACGGTTGTTTAGGTCACCACGAATAATCTTGGTGTGCGCTACACCTGATAGCAATGCGTCGTAACGTGCCTCTTGCTCTTCAATGCTCATTTCAAAGGACACGTACATGGGGGTAATACCATGTTGGTGAGCAGCGTTAGCCATAATAAGAGTCATGAGCGACTTACCCTTTTTGGCTTCACCTACAAAGGTAATCAACTGCTGTGGGCGTAGTCCTGCGGTAATGCGGTCAAGACCTGTAAAGCCTGTAGGAATCCCACGTAGTGCGTTGGGCATCTGACGAATCTCATCGTAACGCTTTAGGCGTGCTTCCCAGTTCTGAATGATGTCAAGGTCACGTAAGTGAGCAGTTTCTACAGAAGCCTTTTGTAAACCTTCGGCAAGCATCTTGTATGCGTCATCAACATTGTTGTTGTTAAGCATTGGCATTGCAGAGGCAATGGACATGACAATATGCTCACGTTTGTAAGCGTGGTACAACTCATCAATTAATGCAGAAAAAGGTTCTGCCTCTGTGTCATCAACACGGAAGTCACCAAACTCTTGTTTAAACGAACGCTCAGTAGGAACTGAACCGTGCTTACGCCAGAACTCAAGGAGCCACATCCACATGCCGGTGTACTCACCTGTGAAATGGTCTGGACGTATACCAGCATCAATTACTTCTGTGACGGAACCTGTTTGTAAAACTTTGCTGAGTAAGAGGTGTTCAGCGTTTGCCATTAGATAGTCCATGCTTTCTTTGAGTCAACAACTTGGGCACGTAATCCAATAGTAAGTGCTTGCTCTTGGTCAGGAACGTAGATAGTACGCATAGAGCGCTTGAAGCGCAAGTCGTATGCAAGTTCCTCTACGTTGTCGTATACAAATACTGGTAGCGAAATACCTTTGCGACCCAACCAACGGTCTACGGCATCTCCAGCGTCATCTCCAAGGAATGTATAAACCTCTGTGCTGATACCTAAACGGTCTGAAGTATCTACTAACGCCTTTAATGGGAGTTCATGCGCTTTCCATTTACGCAACTCTTTATCCCAGTCGCCATCAGTGCGTTGGAAGATGCGCTTAGGTGGTGGGGAGGCAAGAAGGTCTTCAAAGATTACGCCTTGACCAACGTCATGAAAGTCACGAATGTCATTACCCAGCATTGGTAAACACTGTCCGGTGGTCTTGACCATCTACCTTGATAAAAAAGCAACTCTCTTGCAGCATGGATGCAATTCGTTTCCCGTATGTGCGAGACAACTCTTGTGGAGGGAGTATAGAAGTGATGACAGTAATTAACTTTTCCTCATAGCGGTTGTCAATCAATGAAATGATTGCGTTACGAGCAAACTCGGTAGTAGCACGTTCTGATCCAAGACCGTCAAATACAAGAACGTCAAAAGTACGTCGCATGTACTTCAGTAAGTTTGGGTCTGAGTATGGCTCGGGGAGTTCTCCACTGTTTCGCATCTCATCGTAAACCATGTCGGTGTAGCGATCAGCGGTAATAAATAACCCTGACACATTGTGCTTCTTTACAATACGAGTAAGTGCCGCTTGAGCAAGGTGCGTCTTACCCACACCAGTTGGACCATACAGATACAAGCCCATGCCATCCTCAAGGCGTTCGTCAATAGATGCCGCCCAATGGACCACGGCGTTGTAAGCGTCCTCATCGCCTGTTGTAACGTCGTACTCAGACAGGTTCTTATCTTTAAAGCGTGCAGGTACACGTGCGTTTTGGACACGTTCTTCAGGAGGACGATGTTTCCAATACTTAGCGCTTTTCCATTCAGTCATCTGTGTCTTTCATAAGTCGTGGGTCAATCTTTGGTCCGTTGTAGTCATACTCAACTTCATGCGTTTGTGTCTTTAATGCCAAAGAGTCAAGACGAGAGATGAAAGCCTGCCATGCAGGGATGCCACCCGTCAAGGGCTTGATAGCAATATCCTTGTGGAATTGAATAATCATTTGGCGAGCGTCTTCATGTGTACGCCCCGTGTCTAATACTTTGCGGAATGCCTTCATGAGGGCTGGGGCGTTTACTTGGGCGTTCATCAGATTGCTGGTATCCAGCATAAGGCGGTCATGGAAATCTTTGACCAAACCACTAAGCGTGTCTTTTTTTGGTCGCTTCTTTGAAGTGGCTTCGTGCGCTTCATTCTTGTCGGCACCTAATGGGGTACCCCAATCATCCTCAAAGCGAGATTTCATGACATCAACCTTGGGTCTATCTTTCCTAAATTCTCTCTTCTTGTTTCTTTATTCTTGTTTATTCTTATTTGGGTAGTTCCCCGACTACCCTCGGGGGTAGTCCCCACGCTACCCCGGGGTAGTTCCCCGACTACCCCTAATGGGGAGGGTAGTTCCCCGACTACCCCTGTTACAGTCAGGTAATTGGGGTTGTTAAAGTTCACGTAATACTCGTTGGGAAGGCTACGCCCATTCTTAGACTTGACCTTTTTTATGAGTACCCCAAGGTCCACCAACTTGTTTACAGATTTGATGACCGTAGTTCTGTGGTAACCAGTATTCTCTGAAATGTGGTTATAACTTGTCCACAGGGTCTGGGTCTTGCCGTTCATGTACCCCAGTAACTCAAGCAAAATGTCGGTTGTTGTTGGGTCCCCACGCAGGTATTTCCTTAACCATGTTGGGTACTGTATAAATGGTCCGTCAGCCATCTGGTGCTCCTTGTGTTTGAGTTTGTCAGCATACACTATATTGCTACATGCTTGTCCACTTTTGGCGTATGATAGATGCATGGCAACTCCTATTTCTAGCCGTAAGGCAGACCAATACATCGGACGACGTGAAGCATTTGTTAGTCATGGCGCTCTTAGCGCTCGGCAACATACCGGACCCGGCGATCAATTAAACTTTGGACGCATGTCCCAAGGTAACCGTAATATCATTTCTGCGCTTAGTGACATTGACTACGTAGTTCATTCTTATGGGACACCTATTGGTGTGCACAGTCAAGAGCAAGGGTGGGTAATTCCTGAAGAAACTTATTCACCTACTACTTCTCGTCATCAAGGCATCTTGCGACGTGGGGCAAACTAATGGCTGATAAAAAGAAAGTATGGGATACCCCAGACCCTTCTAAAAAAGATAAAAAGTTGACTCCTGAACAGAAGTCTGAAGCAAAGGCTCGTGCTAAAAAAGCGGGTCGCCCTTACCCAAACCTAGTGGATAACATGGCGGTGTCAAAGAAGGGCAAGAAGTAATGGCTGCTAAAAAGAAATCTGAAGCGTGGCAACGCAAAGAAGGAAAAGACAAAGAGGGTGGACTAAACGAAAAGGGACGCAAATCCTATGAGCGTGCTAACCCCGGCAGTAACCTTAAGCCTCCTGTATCTAAAGAGCAGGCTAAGAAGTCTGCTAAGTCTGCCGCTCGTCGTGATTCTTTTTGTGCTCGTATGGAAGGTATGAAGAAGAAAAACACTTCATCTAAAACTGCTAATGATCCTGATTCACGTATAAACAAATCGCTTAGAAAATGGGATTGTTAATGTCTAAATTAACTGACGCTCTTAAAACAACTCTTGCCGATAGCGTCACTATGTACTTTGTTGCACACGGTTACCATTGGAACGTAGAAGGTCAGGACTTCTCTCAGTACCACTCATTGTTTGCAGAGATCTATGAAGATGTCTACAGCGCTATTGACCCACTGGCAGAAGACCTTCGTAAACTTGGGGAGTATGCTCCCTTCACATTAAATAAGTTTATTGACCTTCGTACCGTAGAGTCTAAAGATGTTGACCCTTCTCCTAAGGCAATGGCAAAAGCCCTGCTTACCATTAACGAGGGTCTTATTAAGAGCGTTAATCTTGCTCTTAAAGCCGCACTCGCTGCTGATGAACAGGGCATTGCTAACTTCCTTGCGGAACGAGATGACATGCACAAGAAATGGGCATGGCAACTTAAGGCATCAACCAAGTCCTAGGATTAGGCGAACCTCGCCCATAGTGGCAGGGGTTGAGATGACAGTGCCATTAGGCATGACTACCGTAACCATGCAGTCGCCTTCAGGTGCCTCTAGAGTCTGCCTATCGTGTACTACAGGTGTTGTAGTGACTACTGGGGTAGGTGTTACAGTTATTTTCACTTCAACATCCTCTTCTAGTTTCTCTTTATGAGATTTAGTGTCTGTTAATACCATAAGTAATTCTTCTTTAGAGTATGCCCCCACACCTTCAATGCCGTGAGCAGTTGCTGCTTTACGCAGAACTCCAATGCTCATTGAACGCATCTCAGCCTCAGTAAAAGGTTCAATTTCTACAACCTCTTCTTCGTCTGGTTCTTCACCCTCTGTAGGTTCTGCAACAACATTGATGGGTACTAACCCATTGCTGAGTTCAAGCACAGGAATGCCTAGGTCATAAGCATCAAAACAAATACCTGTTAAAGCATCTGCGGTTTCGTTGTTCCACATCAAAAGGAGTGTTCCTTTTTTGTCTTTAAGTTCTTTTAACAAGTGTGGAAACATTGCCTCGTTGTCATCAAAGTCATATATCCGACTGGCTGAATCCTTGATAATTTGTGGGGCTTTGCTGTTTGTAAATGCATGGAAGTCAGCCTCGTTCTCCATGAGAAACTCATACACACGGTCTTCGTTGTCTGAAGCACCTTTACGAAGTACTACAAGAAAGACATTGTTTTCAATCCCAATATCTTTTAACCCATCTTCAATAACATTCTTAGCGCAAGAACCACTACCTAATATTCCGTATACTGCCATCTTTTTCTCCTTATCGCATTGACTTCTTTTGTACCATGTCGCCTAATAGTGTGAGTAACCGTAGCACGGTGTGACACACCCCGGCAAGCGCTGAGACAACCAGACCCGCTATGAGATTGTTATCAAAGTCCACTACGAGTATAGAAGCGTACCCTATAATAATTCCAAAGGCTATCTTTACCCATGGCATTGCTTCTTTTGGCGTTAATGCATTTAATATTTGTATTATTTTATAAACGGCTAGTGCTGCAAGTATATAGTTCATTACTTCCCTAGGTAGTAGTTCCAGTCTATTTGGTATGACGACAGCATTGTAACAGGCATAATGTACTGTGCGATAATCCGTTCTACAGTACTGATTGTCCGTTCATGGTCTAACAAATAATATGAAAAGTCATTGTTAGCACCATTAGCCCCCCAATAGTAGTCAAATGATCCGTCACCAACTACCCCTGTGTTAATAGGGATGTAGCCACCTTCACGGGTAGACCCGTCAAAGTAAGACCCAGCGCTATCAGGCTCTAGTAACCACTTAGAAATAAAGATGGTGCTCCCCGGGGTTGCTGTAAACATAAGTACTGGAACAGAAGTGATAGTTGAAAAAACGGCGGCGGGGTCAGCAGGGTAGTCAAGTACATACTCTTGTGAAGTACTCCCATATGCATAGTTTGGGCTAGTGTTCCATGCAGCGTCTTGGAAGTATGTAGGAGGGACGCTACCTCCGGCAACACCCGATTCCCACGCCAAACGTGTGGTATTTGTAGAAGTATGAAGGTTATTAAAAGTTGCTCCAGCGGATAACGTAACGTTAAACCTACTGCCGTACCGTGTTGTTGTAGCGTACTTAAACGTTTTACGTGGGTACACAAACACTGTTCTGTTGTTTGGGGCAGATGCCGGTATTTGGATTTGAATACCATCATTCATGTTGGTGACTACAGGGCTAACGCTTGCTCCAGAACCAGCCGTGCCATAGGTGTACACACCCCATGTAGGCGTTGTTTGTAAACTTAATTTACTACCACTTGCATTTCCGGTGCTTGCAGATATGGTTGCTTCTTGGAAACGTGGATCAGATATAAAGTTTACTCGTTGAGCGTACACATGGAATACATGAGTTGGTGAACTAAATTCGTAGGTAACAGGGCAACCTGACAACGCAGAAATGTAAGAAGCGATGCTCCCCTTGGTTCCTTTACGTTGGCGTAGTGTTCCAATGTTATTTAACAATGAACGTGCTTTAGCGGTACCTAAATCTTTTAATGTTATTTCAAGGCCAGTTTCATATGCTAACTCTGCAAGTGCAGGTGTAACAGATACCTCAGGGTCATTAGACAACGCAATGGTATCAATCAAAGTACGGGTGCGGTCCATTTCGTTCCCTAGCAAACTAAGAAAAGAATACAAAGGCGTGGACCCGTTTTCTAGTTGAGGCTGGTTTAAGTCAAGAAGTTGGTAGTATTCCGGAATACGCTTCCAAAGGTTTTCTACAGAATTATACGATTTTGGAATTTGAATATACAGGTTGGCTGCGTTGCTATACCAAACGTCAGTGCCGTCACTATACTTAATAAACAGTGCATAATAAACCCAACGGCCCTCCTGAATTACAGGAACATCGTCATAATAAGTATTGTTAGAAGTTGATGTAACCGTAGTTAGAAGAACCCCGTCGTTAATGGTTACAGGTTCTCCAGCGGTAGAAGAAACTATTAAAAGTTCTACTGGGGCTGTTGCAACAACAACACTTTCATCTTCTAAAGCCTCAGAAAGAGTCCATTCAAGACGAACTGTACCAGTGCTTATAATGTTGGCACTAAAAGTATTATTACCCGTTACTATAATTTGAGAGTTAGTAAAACCATCTGCTCGTAAAGAGTTGTCAAGTCCTGCGTTTTTACGAAGGAAAGAACCTGCACCAACTGTAGTTTTTCTGAGTGTAAACGACGCTAATGCCATAAGTTATACCAACGTTCCCGTTATACCACCTGATGTAGTTAAGGTAAATGTTCCTTTTCGGAACAGTTGTGTAGCAGTTGCGGGAGTTAATGTACTGGATGTGCCTGAACTAGTAACACTAAATACGCTAATAGTTGCGTAATCAACACCTTCCACATTTTGTATGGCTCTATAAATAGAACCAATAGATAGAATTTGTCCAAAAGACACGTTGTCAAATGTAAAGAACTTATTTAACTCAGTTTCTACATCCTCTTTTACTAACTGTGCAACGTACTGTGGCTTTACGTTAATAGTTGCTGTAATGTTTACAGGTTGTAATGTCACTGAAGCAGCAGCCCCTACACTTGCCCCCACCATAGTACGTGGGGTAAAGTAGGTAATAATTGCGTTTTGTATCGTACTAGAAATGGCAAGAGAGTTTGTTGCTTGCGCTAAGTAATTTGGTTGATAAGGAACACCAAAAACCATTACGTTGGAACCGGCGTTAGAGCACGTCGCCTTTGCTACTTGGGGAACACGTATGGCAAGGTCTTTAAAGTCTTGTAATGAAACCGCACGGTCTTGAGTACGAAACATTAACGGAATATTTGCCTTCATAGATTCAAGAGACTCTGAATCAGAACCCCCTGCGGTAGATGAAGACGATGAAATTATCAATCCTTCAATTGCGGAGCCTGTATCAAATGCAGTAATTCGCCCACTTGAAATGTTTCCTGCGTACCCCTGACCGTAACGATACGATACTTTTATTTCTGCATTGTTTGCAGGTATCTTGCCGTTGATGCCATTACCAAAGATAACTTGCATTACCCCATCCGACGTTACCTCTAAAGTAAATACTCTAGCCGCAGCGTCTTCACTAGCAATATCAGAACTATACGAATAAGTAATTGCTGTAGGAGACCCAGAGACTACTGTCCCTTCATACACAGATACTTCTACACTTGAACCTATAGCGCCCGTGTAGCGAAGGTTAAAGCGTTGTCCTGAGGTGCCGTTGCTGGAAGATACTCGTGTAACACTTTGCACCGGCGCTTCTAAATTAACGTACTTACCTTCCGATACTACAACTTCAATAGAGGCTACTGAAGCCCCCATACTTGCCGATGCAGTTGTTGCAAAGTACACAACGGGTAAGTTAGATGTCGCAGGTGCTACAAACATTGTGTTCTTGGGAATAGTTATAACCCCTGCGTGGTTTGGGTCAGTTGCCGTAAGGGTAACTGTTCCCTCAGATGCGGTCTGAAACAGTGGGCGGTAATCCAACAAGTTAGCAATAGCAAGGACACTGCTCTTTTGGGTTGCTGTGTTTAAATAAGTTTCAGCAGCAGCACGGTCTACATAGTAGTGAAGGATGTCACCAACGTATGCCACAAGGTCAACCATGAGGACACCAAAGTCCGAAGGGTTACGGGCTGTCCATTCAGGTATAAATGCTGAAGCACGGTCAAACAGGTCTTGGCGTATGGACAAGTAGTCCCTACTGGTGTAATCAAAACTAGGCATTATGCCCCTCCATATAAAGTGGTTTGCGAGTTGCTTAAGTTAAATACTACTACCGAAGAGTTATATGGTGGAACAACATATTTTACTGAAATACGAACGGTTGCGTCGTCTTCCATTCCATAGAAATCATTACTTGGCACTTCTATTTTAAGGTCTGTAACTTTGCCAACAGTCATATATTCATTGAGTTCCTGCATGGCATCCATACGGTATTCAGCAAATACCAGTGGGTCTAGTTCCTCAAATAGAAGGTTACGTAGACCTGCGCCGTACTTAGGGTTCATTACCCGTTCTCCGGGGGATGTGGACAAGATGTCAAGAATGTTTTGGCGCACGACAGTATCTAAGGATTCCGTATAGTTGACGGCACCTGTGTCACTTTGAAATGTAAAGGGAACTGCAATAGTTTTCATTGTTATTTAAAACTTTCTCACTGGGCTTACGTAGAGTGTGATCGTCTTAGGGTAGTTGATCTGGACCCCGACCATGAAGTTCTGAATCCACGAGTCCGACGAGTTGTACTCAGACGAACTCCAATAGAGGCCAGACGCAAAACCACCAACACCCAAGTTAACATAGAGCACATCGTAAACCATTTTGATTTCTGCTAACGAAGGTAAGTACCAGTCGGATTGACCGCCTGACACTAAATCGGCACAATATGCTGCTGCACAACTTGCGGCGACATTTCCAGTCTGAGCAACTATGTCTAATGTATTCTGATACCCACTACCTAATGCTTTTGAGTCAGCACCAGAAACGGCTGTTGTTTGGTTTGAGTTTACATCTGTAGCCCATGTTCTTTGAACTTGCGTACTGACTGGGGCTACTTCAAGATAAGTAAATCCTGAATATTCGTTAAAGCGGTCAACAAAAAAGATAATACCACCACCGGGACCAGTGTCTCCTACTTTGTACGTAAAGGTTGAAGGCACTACAGCATCTGTTTGCATCCAAAAGACATTGGTTAAATGGTAATCATCGTAACTAACAACAATCTGTGAACCTACATCAGGCACAGACCATACCCCTGCATTAGCCTGCCGACCAATTTTAGAGATAAAGATTTCAGAAGTACTGCCCAATACTGAAGGTATCTTTACTCTTATTTCTCCGGTAGCGCTATTGGAGTATGTAACAAGTGCACGCTGGGTGGCTGTAAGAGAATACTGGTCAGGAGTATACATTTATCATGTCCTTTGTAGATACCCAATCCCCGTGGATTAAAGCAGTTTCTGGTGGTGTTTTAAAAGGTTCCATGTTAATTGGACTGGTTTGAATACCATCAAGAGAGTCTTTTGCAAGGTCTAAATAGGTTGCCATAACGTGCTGAGTAAGTTCATGGCGCACCCCACGGACATACCAATAACCATCAAACTGTGCATTGTATTCTTTAATGTTTACGATACCACCGGGAGTAATGCTGGGGTCGGCAACTACGTCAACTGAAGCAGTCATTGGAAACTTACGACGTAGCACGCCTTCAACTAGTTTGTTAGCAGTCTCATATGAATCAGCGTTCCAGTTTAAAACGTTTGTAAATGCAGACTGAACAGGTGTTCCCAAACTAGATGTATCTTGGGAATTTAAGTTACCTACTGACAGGATATTTCCGTTGCTGTCTAAGGTATGGATAGTGTCTGTAGATCTTGCACCATCAGGCGACACGTTACCAATACGTCCATCAAACTTAAGGATTTGCCCCGGTAAAGGGCGAACATCTCCCTTAGTTCCTCGTATGGTGTACAACACGCTATATGAAGAATTACGGGCTATGGACATATAAGGGTCCCAAATATGTATGTGGGAACCAGTCACCATTAAGTTATAGCCAAGGCGGTTGGAGGCTTTAACTAAGAATGACCAATCGGATTCTGCACTTTGAACTAAACGTGGGAAACGGTATGTATCGTTAGGTACAGACAGGGAGAACTTGTACTTAGCCGCAAGTTCCGTAGCAATCTCTGCCAGTGTTTTATTCTCATGGACGCTAGATTTCAAACCCTTCATTCGGTAACTAGGTCCTAGACAAAAGACACGAGTTAACTGGAATGGGCTTCCGTTTGCTGTTCCCATTTTGGTAGATGAAAAAGGTTCTAAGTAAATAACGTAACCATGAAACGTGTATTCATTAGTTGCTTCTAACGGCATTGAGATATTAAGGGTTACCGCAGAGTCAATGAACAAGTGCATGGTTTCTGGGTCTAAACCTGCAAAATCTAAAATAACCATGTCGTGCATGTTTTCTTTTAGTTCCACCGTAATTCGTTGCAGGCTCAAGTAATCCACGGGAGTGTTGTCAATAGAAACACTAACGTTTGGGGATAACTGAGAAGAACTTTTAAAGATCATGCTAAAGGAATTCTGATTGAAGTTCCGGCTTCAATAAAGTCAGGGAAAGGCACATGGGTGTTGATGTCAGCAAGTTTCCAGTACATCTGAGGACTGTTAAGGTGTCGTGCCGCTAGAAACTCAAATGAGTCCCCGTCTTCTGCAATAATTGTAAAGTAACTTCCTACCTTAAACGTAGAAGCATCAGCCACATATGCAGTCTCATCATTACGTGTTTCTGAAGATTGCGTGTACCGTGAACCTTTAATTATCATTGGTACGCTCCTGTAAGGGTTGTTTTTGGAAGGAGCCATGTTGGTTGTCTTCCAACCCAGTTTTCCCATGCAGATGTGCTATTGGCAATTAGCGTAAAGTCATCTTCAACATATGACGTAATAGGGGTAATAGTTCCTTGAACGTTAACACTTGTTGTAATACTGTGTTTTATTTTAAATAAAATTATAGAGTTAGCACCAATTGTTTTTACGTTTGGCTTCCCAATAGCCCTCCAAACATGTTGGCTTGGGCTAGTTGAACTAGTTTTTTTGTTAGTTTCGTTTGCCATTTTTTCATTGGTTATATTAAAAGGACTTCCAGTTACTGAACTTTTTCCTAAGTCATCAAAGTTTATGAAAGATTGGAATATCTTTTTACCGTACCATCCATTTTCTTTTGGAATATCATTTGCTTCAATATCAGCAGCATATTCAAATATTTGAAGAGCACTTGCAAAACTCCAAACAGCACCTTTTTTTACTTCTTCACTAAGCGACTTAACTACATAACTATCTACAGGTCCTTCAAATGTCAAGAGGTTGTCATTGTATCCACTTGCTGAAAAGAAATTAGAAAAAGTAGAAAAAGTAGAATCATAAGAGATACCCTGCAAGTTTTCAGGTCGTTTCCATAAACTTGTAATGCCATATTTAAACCTAATAGCATCTTTTGAGAATGTAGTAGCAGTTTGAACAACAGCCTGTGCCTCATTTTGTTGAGCAACTTCGTCTGCAATTCCTTTTGCAATTGTGTCTGTAAGGTAAGACTTTTCTCGTGCAAATCCAATATACAGTGCCTTAACGTCAAGGGCCACACGGCACACGGTGGGCACATAGTTCTTTGTAAACTTCATAAACTGCACACTGCTTGCAGTAACAAAACCTTCAACCATAAACAAAGAAGAGAACACAATGCGGATAGGTAATGGACTTAAGAACGCAGAGTTGCCATAGTTAACTGATGCGTCTTTTTCAAAAGATGCTGCATCAAACCCAGTAGCAGAAGCACCTCCAGTCCTAGAGTTGTAAGAAGTTACTGCTTTGTCTACGTAATTCCAATAGTCTTTTAAGAACGATGTCATATCCGGAGTAATAGACTGCCCAATAATTGAGTCCAAGACATAGAGATCGGCAAGTACACCTAGGTCAGAAACGTTTGATTGTTGCCAGTTAGCGCCATAGTTATCAAGGGACCCTGACAAGGTGGCTCCTGTAACTAAGTTTCCATCATTGTTACGGTATTCCGACATGACAACTTCTGCCTGTCTGTCAAACAACAATTCAAAACTAAACTGAGCGTTACCGTTGATTGGTTGAAACATCTGAGCAGCGTCTTGAAGCAGTGGCATCATAGTTTCGCCATTCATTGCCACACTACGGTCTATGGTTGCAGGGTTAAACTGAAAGAAAAGACGACGTTGTTTTACTTTTGCTGCCGATGGGTTAGATGTACCACCAAGTACGGCAGGATAGATGCCACGAATAAACCCTCGTTGGAACCGAGTGTCAACGGTATACCTTTTATTAGAGTTACCTGTAATAGGGTTATAGATGTCAGGTACACGAGAGTCTGGATATATGAAGTTAGGGTTATCGTCTACAGTACGTTTAAGGTCTTTAGTAGGACCTTCGTAGTTTGTAAAGTTTTCAAATTGGTTTGTTGCGTAACCCATTATGTAGTCCTTAGCATAGTTAGGCGAATTTCACGTTCCATTAAAGTGGCTACATCTCGTGCAAGTTTTGGAAGGTCATATGTTCCACCGGCTCCACCTTGTAAAGAAATATTAGGAGCAACAGTAATATTATAAGAGGCTCCACCAACCATCGTGGTTCCACCACCCATAGCAATTGGAGCGCCTGCTCCAGCACTGTTTACTTTTACAGGGTCACCTGTTGTGCTATACCCTGCCGATTTTACGTATTTAGCAGCAGCGGCTGAGTTTGTATGTGCAGATGAATCCATGCCCTTGTACTCACCCCAAGCATGGAATGACTTATTACTTGATTTGTAGATAGCGTAAGCAGCCCGAGCGTTTACGTTAGGATCAAGCAATTCCTCGTCGGACTTAATGCCGAACTGTTTACGACGTGCAGGTCCTAAGTTTCCAATCATGTTGATTTGCATCAAACCAAAAGACTTATCTTTTGTTGTAACGTCAGGGTTATAGGCTCCCGTGTTGAACCTAGACTCACGTTGTGCAATGGCAACTGCTTTTACAAGGTCAGCCCCACGGAACCCTGCGTTATAGAAGATACGGGCAACTTCAATGCCACCCAGTGTCTTGCCTTTTGTAGAACCAGTACCAGCGCTACCACGACGTGTAGAACCTTTACTACCTCCAGAGGATGTTCCAAAAGCGGCGTTATGAGCACTTGTATCCAAGATTTCGCCCATGTTCATGCCAGACCATTTAAACCCTTTGCTACTTCCACCTGAACCGGGGGCAGATTCAACAAGTGCAGAAGCGGCTCCTCCAATGATGATGGAGTTAGGGTCAAACTTCTCACCCTTAGTTCCCCAAGGAGCACCAGCGGCTTCGTACTCACGACGGCTCCCCGGAAGTTCTACAGGTTGAACGTGCCATGGTTCGTTGTTTACATCTGCGAAGTGGCGAAGCCCAAACCTTGCAGCGTTTTCTACAATCCAAGGAAATTCAGATTCTGGTCCTAAGTCTGCTGCAAGTCCAATTTCGTGCATAGACATTCCCGGAGGAGCAGCAGCGGCACCCTTAACGTGCTTCCAATAAGTACCGTTCCATTTTAAATCTGTCTGTTGGTTAGTAGGTTTATAACGGTCAAGGAACATTGCTTTTTGTTGGGCAGACGAACGAAGACCATTACCAATGTAAAGGCGAGGGTTTTCTTCTAGCATTGCCTGCACTTTTTGTGCAAAGCGAGAGTTTAGTTGGCTAAGTGCTCCTGCACTCTTTTTAACGTTAGGTGCTTGTGAACCTGACGTAGTTACTTTGGAGTTATTAGGTCCACCCTTACCCCCACCTTAAGGAGGTCCGTCACCACTTGAATAAAGAAGTGCCCCCGCAGTAAATGCAGTAGCACTTGTGCCACCAGTAAAAGGAATTAACCCCGCACCGGCAGCCATCATGCCTGCGCCAGCAATCTTCTTACCCCACTTGGTAACACTGCCCAAGAAACTACGCCCCGGTTTAGTGGCAATGTTTGCACCAATTAAACTAGAAGTAAGTTCTTCTATTTTAGTTGTTAGTTTTTCAATAGATTGCGTGTTACGTTCCGCAGCAGCAAAGTTATCGTTCTGACGTTTGTAGAAGTTTTCTTCTTTGTTACCTTTTACACGTTCTGTTTCTTCAAATTGTGTAGCGTATTGGTTTTTTTCAACGCCCATAAAAGAACGCTGTTCTTTGTTACCCGGGTCATAGAACCCTTTGCCACCCTTTTTTTGGTAGGCAACATTTTGCTGTGCGTATTGAAGGATAGAGTCAATCTGATCTTCAGGTACTCCTGATTGGCGCAAACGTTCACGGGTCATAGAACCCTGTTGAAACGCCCCTTTTAACATTTTGTCATTAGTTAAACCAGTGCGTTTAATAACGTCTTGGTAAACTTCCTGTTGGGTGCGTTGTTTACCACCAACTCCATACATACCAGTACCAAGCATCATAAACATTTGGTTACTGGATTGCGCCGAACCAAGTGCCCGTGTCTGTGCGGCTATATCAGACGTGCTGTATTGAAATCCAGAAGATGCTCGCATAGCCTCAACAGAACCTGCTTGACGTTGAGCGTTTAGACCAGTAGTGGCTTGAAGGTTAAGGAGTTCGTTAATACCACCCATACCAAGTTTGTATTTTTGAAGTGGTTCTCTGTACGTATGGTACGTTTGGTTTTGAGACAAACCAGACATCTGCTGGTACATCATGTTCATGCGATCAGCACCAAGGCTATAAGAAGCCCCACGTGCAGCACGAGCATCCATTGCATTTATAGCGGAGCCTGCTAGGTCTTTAATAGCACCCCATGTTGCACTTTTCATTTGAGCCTTGGTGGGGGGTGCTGGTTCTCCACCGCCACCGCCACCGCCTTGGTAGACGTTTACAGTTTTGCTAACGTTGTAACTGTTTCCAGAGTTTACGTTGGTAGCAGACCCCGCATCGGGGAAGTAACTTCCACCACCGGCTCCACCTTTAGAAGCAGCAGACATGCCCTTAGCAACTTTGTTAAGTTCAGATGCCCATTTCTTGGTGCCTTCAATAAGTTTAGGAAGGTCTGCCTGAAACTTTGTTACAAAAGTATTTAACTTTTTAAACTCAGAGTTAAGTTCTTTAAAAGCAGAAGAATCAATAGCAGTGCGTGAGTTTACGTTGACCGTGCCGATACCCGGCGACTTACCTACATCAGCGGTTGCACCGGGGTCCATTGGACTCCCGCCTACTTGCTTTTCGTTTTCAGCCATAACTAACCTCTACTGTTTGCTCGCCAATGAGCCATTGAATGCCAATATGCCCTTTGTCTAACGGACATGTTTTTCAAGTCGTTAAACCCAAAGCCTTTATATATGGAAGCAATTGATTCGTATTCCCAGTAGGTAACTTGTAAATTAACCGAATAAAAGTGAAACCCAGTCCATCAAGATCAATAAGTCTCCGTCACATTTGGCGCACTGAGTTTTCACCTCTTCCATTTTTGGACCCGGTGTGTCAGTGGTTAGCGCCTTTACCAACTTGTTTCTGTCGCCTAGATTCAACTTCTTTGCCCATGCTTCCGTATTCTCTGGAGGGCTACCGTTCCAAGTGGAACAGCGTGACAACATAAGCGTATTTTGTTCTGCCGTGGTTTTAGCCTTTTTTGCAACGTACAAACTATCCGCACCTGTCGGATAGTTTAATTTTACCACTGACCCATCCTTGAGTGTTACCTCAATGGGGGTGCGTAAATCACGCTTAGGTGGCTCTACTTTAAAGTCATCGTCTAGATTAAGGGTTACAAAGTTTGTAGCATTGCAGTTTCCGCAACTTACTTCTAAGTCACGCATTCTGCCGTAGGTGGCTTTTACCGTGCCAATGAAAAGCATGTCACGGTCCCCAATCATAAGGTTGTCAATCAACCCGGGGTTCTCAGATACCTTTAAGTTGCCAATGCTTTGAACAGACCGTTCCAAAAGGATGGACATGTGTTCGGCGTATGACAGTTCTTTCTTAGAGGATGCTGAAGCAACAACCTCTTCATCTTCTCCAGTAAGTTCCCGGATTGAAGCGTTGGTTTGCCATTCCCCTTCTACAGGGTCAAAAATACCCCTAAGCAACTCTACTGAGGTGTTAGGGGCATCATTGATTCGTGGGGCTGGGTCGGCAATAGCAGCGTTAGCCGCACTTGTATCTGACATGTTGTACTCCTAGTTATTTAATTACTTAGCGGCTGGTAATGCGGCGATGTCTTCTGGAGTCCAAGCCAGAATCCAACCCTCATTGTGTAACACTAGTTCTTGAATCATGATGTTATTGTCACCTGCGTTAAGACCACCCATTGCGTATGCGCCGGGCCAGCAGTTGAAGATTTTCATACCAAGTTTTGGTGTGCCTGAGAAAGTAGTTTTACTTCCTGCCTCTACGCTATCTGTATAAGAAGCGTTTGAGTGTGGGTGGTCATAAACACGAACTACAACGTCACAACGGTAGTCAGAGCCACCGGTGCTACCGGGAACGCCGCTCTGCCAGTTGTGTATAAAGCGTTGCCACTTCCACAGTTGGTCTTGTTTTTCAATGACACCACGTGAGAATGTCACGGGATCAAAGTCAGACTGTCCAACCATTTTGTGTGGGTGCGTATTCATTCCACCTTCACGGTAAGGAATCATTTCGTTACGTACCGACAAACCTGACATGGCAGCAAATCCAAGTTTGTTGATGCCTTGAGCAAATTCGCCAAGTCCAATGGTGCTTGGAGCACCTTCATTATTTTGATTTAGCGGGATAAACGAAACTTCAAACTTAAAGTTACGAATTGGGTCAGTTCTTACAATTGGCATGTATTACTCCTTAAAAGGTTTCTTTGACTTGGTTACCGCCAACAAACTGTGTGACGGAGATGACGATAAATTCAGCAGGTGCCTGAAGTGCAACGCCAATTTCTACGTGAACTTCACCAACTTCCATAGTGCCGTTTGTGTTGTTCGTGCTGTCACATGTGATGTAATAGGCTTCAGCCGCACTACGCCCCTTCAAGCCACCCTGTGCCCAGAAGTTTGAAAGGAAGTTTGCAAGACGGGCTGAGATGTCAGACCACAAACGCTCACCGTTTGGCTCAAATACTGCAAATTGAGTTAATGCTTCCGCATTAGACTTAATGTAATTAAGGCTACGACGAACAGGTACATACTTTGTAATATCAGTCTTCTTAAGGGTGCGAGCACCATTTACAATAACGCCAGCGCCGGGAACACCTTTAAGGGTGTTGATGTTGGAACTGTACAACGTACCAATCTCTGCTTCAGTGAATGAGTTCACAAGACCAAAGCAGTTACGCACGTCGTATGCATAACCAGCAGGTGCCTTAGCAACTCCACGCTCTGTGTCTACACGAGTGTAAAGACCAGCAAGTGCACCACCGGGGTAGGTGTCACGAAGTGCAGCAGTTCCTGATGTTGCAGGGTTTGACATCTTCAACATTGGGTAGTAAACAGCGGCGTAAGATGAAATTGTGTAACCGGCAACGGCACTTAAAGCGCCTGCGCTAGTTGTAGCAGTTGCTAATGGATCAATAATTAAGAACGAGTTGCCACGTCCTTCAACATACGCAATTGCACCGTTGACAATCGTAGAGTTTGACTTACCTACAAGGTTGAAAAGGAGTTGACCCTGTACGGAATCAAAACCCGACAATGCGCTGGACCACGCAGTTTGCGTAGCACCGGCGGTGTCGTCAGTCAAAGCACTTCCATTAGCACCAGTAGCCAATGTAGCGGTAGCGCTAGTTACTGTGTAACTAGCACCAGCAAGGGAGGCTACGTTGAAAGTTCGGATATATGTAGAGTACGTATTGATAACGTTGTTAACAAAACGATTATTGTCAGGATCAAGACTAAGTTCACTCCAACGTTCTACTTCAGTACCACTGTTTTTAACAACAATATTAAAAGTAGGTGTTGAACCTGTAACTAGTCCACTTGAGATTTCACTGGTTAAAGAGTTACCCCATGTACCAACGTTTGCTGCACGAACAGAAAACACAGTTCCAGAACTGTTGCTGAAGGTTCCCGCAACGGTTGCTGCTGCGCTAGAAGCACCTGCACCTGCAACACGTGCAACATAGGCAGTACGCCCACCATTTGCAAAGTAGTGATAAACGGCATAACCTAGATCGTATGCACTTGAAAGTTCACCAAAAAGTGATTTATAAGTACCCCAAGAATCAACAAGGGTTGGTGTAGTTGGTCCACGGGAAGACGTGCCTAAAAAGGCAGTAGCAGTGGTGGTAGGACCGGTCACTACGGCGGTAGCAAAAGGTCCTTCGGTTACGTAAACACCGGGTGAGGTGTAAGCCATTATAAACTCCTAAATATGTGGGTAGACAGAGAAAACATTTAAAACCTTAGTACTCAATATTAGCGATTACTTTAGATACTTGCTTGGTTCCATATACATCAGTGGATGGCAACTCTGCCCCCATCTGCAACGTGTAGATTTTGCGAAAAATGCGCTTGCGGTATCCTGCTTCGGCATCCAGTAGGTCAGCCGTAGTCCAGTCCAAAAGTTCCAAACGACGGTCTGTGTTGTCAGCGTCCACATGGATTGACCCCCGCCTAAACGGGAAAACCTTACGGAGCATCAAAGATGTCATTTGGCGGTCATGTAGAGCAGTACGGGTGTAGGTAGAAATCTGGTAAACAAGGTCTATAGGGACAAACTCGTTGGTAGACAAGATGGGGAAACTGTTTTTATTGGCAAACTGAGAGAAGTTAGAGGATTCACTAGGCCAATACGTAAGGGCATTGGGTGCTTTTTGCCAGTTAGCAGGAGCAGACGCACCACCCGCTGTGTTGTAATAATTTAACTCTAACTCTGAATGTTGCCTATTGCGAGCATGGATAAGGTCAATCATTTCAATTGTAATGAACGGGTAGTGGCGTTCGGTTTCACCCTCTGGGTACCGAAAGAACACTTGAACATCACGTGAGGCATCACGATCATCAGTCACAGTTAAACCCGTTAAACGCTTTTTAATAGCCTCGTCTTCGGCAAGAAGGAATCCAATCTTAGCCATTAAAGACCGCCCGACAGTCCGGTACGCAGAGTTTGGTTAATGTCAGTAGACATATCATGTTGGCTACCGATAGCACTTGTACGAAGTAGTGGATCAGGTGGGTTAGTACCATCACCGTATTCAAGGGTCATTGCGTGAGACTGGGTGGATTCATCGCCCTCAATAGAATAAGAAAACTGCCGACCCTCATGGTCATATGCAACTTTTATTTTATCGGATATATCTTTCCATCCTGATTCCCGTGTATTGGCTTCTTTTTGAACACGGGCTTGTTCAGCCTTAGCGTTATCTTTAAACGCTTGCATAAGGATTTCGTCGTACTTTGACAGGATGTTTTGGGCGTAATCAATGACCCCAAATGACTTCGTAAATACGCCTTTAGAACTCGTGGATGTATAAGAAGAAGAAGAGCCAGTCATGGCACACTCCAGAGTTCTAGGCGTTGGACCTCCTAGCGCACGCTAAGATTACTTTTAGTTTATCAGGTATTGCCTAGGGTTGAAGGCCAAGGGAGGTTCTTCACAGTCATTGGCGCTGGTCCTGTATCAAAAGGAAACTCTTGGTCAATGTAAAGTTCCAAGCCTTCAACAACTACCAGTACGTCATCACGAGCACGCCCACGAACTTTGTAAGACTGTACCGCCATGTATCTACCGTCATACATAAAGATGTCATTGAGATGGGCTTGGTATTCAAACGGAGACTGCACTCCTGCTACTCGCATGTCTTCAATGGACGCTACAAGGTTTACAAGTTGTACAGGTTGGCGACCTTCAGGGATGGCTCGCTTTGTATCTTCTGATTCGGTAATAAGAAGAACGGGAATTGTTATTCCTGTTTTATATTTACGACCACCTGTGCCAACATTACCTTCGTCATAGACATCATCGTAGGTAGAGCCTGCACTAGCAGCAGCGGCAAAAGGTGAGTATTCAAACCACACAACCGTTTCCCCAACCTTGCGGTGGTATTCACGGTACTGCTTGCGGATTAACCCTAGTTCTCTACGAGCATCCATTAGTAGAACGCATTGCTAGTGACCCCAGTTTCGGGGTCCATGTCAATAAATACGTCGGTACGCAAGTCTTCTTCAGTTTCAATAAGGATATGACCTTCAGACTCTTCAGCAAAAATACGCTCAATTGGTCCGTAGTCCCCAATTTCCTTGGACTTGTAAAGGGGCACAAGGCGGTTAGTAGTACGGGACATCCGACGAAGACTCAATTGTTCAATGCGTTCAGGACCAATATTCAAGTTATTAGCGTGTCTACGGTATTCAACTTCCCATTGTTGGCACAAACTTTGAAGCATCCGAAACCGCTGGGAGCCGGGGATATGGACAGACTCAGAAGTCATTACGTCAATGTCACGTGCATACTCCGTCATTAGGGCCTGTAGAGCCTCTACAAGCGCTCCAAGACCTACAACGTCTAATACAGCCGGAGTAGCATTTTCTAATGGTATACGGATTGTGGGCAGGTGGTAGTTAATAGAACGTTGTGCGTAGAACTGGAGGTCTTCTGGAAGAATCCATTCGTAGTAATAACCTTCAACCAAAAGTTGAGTATTAGCCGCTGGGGTGTTAGTTAACCGCAACACACCATTTCGGTGATCCAGTGTGTAAGCAGAAGAAGTTAGAGGAGTTGCGCTACCGCCCACAGTTGTGGCAATCCATACGGTTGTAGGGTCAATGTTAGGCTGACCTACTTCAAAAGTGCGCCCAACAGCATCAAAAGAAACCTGAAAGAATTTAGGGAAGTCACGCAAATAGTTACGTGCAAGTTGGACTGTGTGCTCTAAAGGTGTTAAAGCCATTATTGATCTCCTGATCCAACTCCGGGAACGGTATCCAGTAACGCCTGATTTACCTGTGGCTGTGTTTCACGGTGGCGGGGGGTCATAACACTACGCACCCTTGTGGTGTCAGTAACAGTGCCGGTAGGTTCAGGGATAAGACGGTCTGTCATGGTTAGGCGAAAGCAACCCAGTTACAACGAAGGTCACCACTGGTCCAGCCAATAACTTTTACGGTTACAGAACTTGAATCTAAACTATGCACAGAAAAAGTATGATTGAGACCATAAGCCCCACCATCTCCATTGCAAACAATTGCTGTAGACGGAGTAGACCCAAGTCCATGTGGAATAGAAAAAAGACCACCACCTGTGGTGCCGTAGAGGTACGCATCACCACTACCGGGGCCGGTTCTAGCAACAATTGTACCTTTACGCATAGTAGTTAAGTTGGTGGCGTTGGTAGCGTTGGTGGCGTTGGTGGCAAAAGCAACGTTAAAGTTGCTTGGGTTGTACACGTAATGGTTTGTACCGTCATTACTTCCCCATAACCAATTAGGTTGACCACCTTGACCGTTCCAGTTAAAGGTCATTGCAGGACCAGACCCACTTTGCAATAAACTAGATGCGCTAATACTGCCTAAAGACAAAGTAACGTTTGCTGATCCGTCAAGAGAAACAGAGCCTGATGCGTTCCCACTTACAGTAATTGTTTTGGCACTAGCCCAACTTCCTGCTGTACCAGAAACGTTACCCGTCACGTTACCAGTGAGGTTACCAATAACGTTGCCTGTCACGTTGCCTGTCACGTTGCCAGTTAAAGTGGCAGTAATAGTTCCTGCTGCAAAGTTTCCACTGCCGTTACGACGCACAAGGGTGTTATTAACTAGTAAATCAGTTTCAGGAACGGTGTATTCAGCAAGGTTTTCCCATAGCGCAGCAGCAGTCTTAAGCCATACTTGGGATTGACCACTGTTAGAAGAGATAGCGGTATTAACATAAGTATCACCGATTGTCCCTAAAGAGTTGGAAGGGGTTCCCGAACCGGTGCGTTTTGTATTGCTGGGCTGAGTAATGCTCTTGTCAATAATACGGGTAGACGTAACAACATCTGCTGTACCCGCCGCACGGTATACAGCGGCAAGAAGAACATCGCCCGTTGTTAAGGCAGGAAAGGTAGGGTTACTGCCAGCGGTACCTGCACGCTTAACCACAGTACCTGATGAGTTAACCACCACAAGGTCAAATCTAGGGCTAGTCGTATCTCCTAACCCTAAGGTTAGGGTAGTTCCTGTAACAGGAAAGTACGTGCCATTAGATAAAACTTCGCCACTGGCAACAACTACGTTCTGGTCAGCAACGGCTGAGGCAGTAACTGCACAACCTGAAACTACACCGCTAGAGCGGTTACCAAGGGTTACAAAATCTACACTATCTGGCTCAGATTGGTCTGTTACGGATGCATCGGGAGCATTGGGAATTGTGTAACCCATTAATTACCTCAGAGAGTGTCGTAGATGTTCCCGTGAGCCTTGAGGTGTGACCAAAGATCCGACGGGATATTGTAAGTCTTGCCATCTTCAAAGTTAAAGATTGCACGACCCCAATACATGGTCCAAGTGCCTTTTATACGGGCACGGCGCAAACCAGAATCTGCTGGAGGAGCCGGGGTGACCACGACTTCCTCTTCAGAAGTTTCTTCTGCAAAAATGCTAGGTGTACGTTTTGTAGTCATTATTACTCCTTAGTTTGTGAATGTGTATGAGTGGAGCGGGGGTCCGAAGACCCCCCGCCACAACTATCTCCAATATTAGGAGATAGCACCACCCTTAGTGTTGATAAGCACACGGGATTCTGCGGTGATAACACCGAAGCCCCAGATTGCGTACCATGCCAAACCATGCTCACGACCAAAGTCAATGACACCACCGTCACGGAGTTCCACTGGCAATGCAATGGCTTGTCCGAAGGCGTTGTCACCGATCATGATTGCAGAGTATGAGTCAGCGATTGGATCTGTGTAACCGGCAGATGCTGGGTTGAGGTCAACAACATCTGTGCCAGCCTGACCCTTAAGAACCTGAGTGGTTTCAATGAATACTACGTCGTACAAGCGACCAATTTCACCGAGCATGAAGTTGCCGGGAGCGGCGTACTTCGTGACTTCAATGAACTCAGGCCAGTCACGGAGCGCACGGCTCTGTGATGGGTGTACGAAACAAACGTATGTGTCGCCAAGGCGTGGGATGTTCTGTCCAGCAAGTACTTCAACTGCGTCCTTAACGGCAGCAGGTGAGAGGTATCCCGGTGCAGAAGCCGTACCGAGGGTACCAGCATCGTATGGTGAGATGGAACCACGGGTTGCAGCAGCGGTACGTCCGAAGATAACCGAAGGAGCAACAGCAGCGCCACCACCGAAAGGAACTCCGGGGCTGTAAAGGGTGTTGCGTGCTTGGATGTCCATAGACTGTGCCATGTGACGACCAAGAAGGCGTGAAGATGAAGCCATAACGTCATCAAATGATGCATTGAGCAACAATTCGGTAACGGCTACAGACTTACCTTGTTCCTTAACTGTAATTTGAATCTGGCTTGCAGAAAGTGCAACTGGGTCCATACGGACACCTTCAACCAATTCTGCTCCAGCGTAGTCATCAACCGAGAGGTTGTTGTAACGCATGAAGTTAACGGTGAGACCGGGCATAACGCCAAGTTCAGTTTTCTTAACAGCAAACTGCTCAAAGCGAAGAACTGGCATCGCTTGGAACAAGATTTCTTTTGACCAAATGGTCTGAATTGCGGGTGAAAGTGTTGCATCACTTGAGTAACCTGTAGTCGTAATTGAACTAAGGTTAGCACCTGTTACTGCACCACCAGCGGGGCCGGGAAAAGCCATATGTTTATCCTCCGTGGATAGTGGTTATGATTGGGTTTTAAAACCTGCCCCGTGAAGGGCGGGCTGACATGAGCCTGTCACGCATCTTTGCATACTGTTCCATCGGCATATTCCGAATATCTTCGGCAGTCAATGTTTGGTGTTCCGTTTGAGTTTCCATTGGCCCGTATGGGGGAGCCGTTACCGGCGCACCCCGCAACCGACCCTGAGATTGCTGGGTCGCTTGTTGGATTGATTCAATAATAGCATTACTTCTCTCACGAAGTACGGCAATTGAATTTTCTATCTCTTCCTCAGTGTTTCCTGATACAAGATCAATCAACTCAGGGATGATTCCTTCCGACTCGTCGTTTAGACGGCGATTACGGTAAGAGTTAAGTGCTTGAAGCGCACGCTCTTTTTCTAGCAGGGCTTCCTGCTGAGCACGTTGTTGTTCAATCTCTTCAAAACGGGTGCGATAGTCCTGTTCAATCTGGGAAATCTTGACATTGAACTCATCTTCACGTTTTGCAAGAAGTTCTTTAGCGCTTAATTCAGCCACTTCACGTTGGCGAATGAGTTCCTGCTCTTGCTTAGAACGTTCTTCTGCTTCCTTACGAGCAGATTCACGCTCTTGGGCAATGATAGTCATTTGCTCTTCCACCGTTTTTACACGTGTGTCGGCATCTTCAATGCGCTTGTACATCTTGTCTTTTTCCTGTTTACGGATGGCTTCTACTTCATCCTCAGAAAAAACACGGGATTTCTTAGTTGCGTCCTCTACAAACTGCTCTACCATTGGAGCGTCCATAGGAACTGAAATGATGTCCCCTTCGGGAACGTTACGATTTGACATAATTACTTAACCTCACTGGTTTGGCTATTAGGAACTTATTTAATAAAACGTTTAGTTGTCTTCGTCTGGACTACGGCGTTGTGCAAAGCGCCCACCGTATGCCCGGGATACTATTTTATTTACGAGTTCGCCTTCCATTGGAGCGGCTGCTCCAACACCCGGCAACGGTCCACCTTCGCTTCCCGCATTACTTACATTAGCACCTCCAGCAGATACAGGTTGTGCACCACCGTCTGGGGTGGGGACCATTCCTGTAGCGAGCATAATTGCTTGCTGGATTTGTGCTCTCATCATGTCAAGGGCACCTTGGTCTAACGCATCGTCTTGCAATTCTTCAAAGATTTCCAACATCTTTTCATTTGGAAATTCTTCACCGAGAATGCGAAGAGCGCCTCGCTTAGATTCAAGACCAAGTTGCATCTTGGCTTGTACCTCATTGAGTTTGATGAGAACATCTACTGGCAGTGGTTCAGGCCAGTGAACAGTTGTTTTGTAAGTCAATTGATCCATTGGGTCCAACTGTGTAAGTTGATCCGCTTCCGGTTCAGCAGAAACAGCAGGGTTGTACTGCAATAGTTCTGGTCTAAAGATTGCGGCAGTACGGATAATCAATTCGTTAACACGCTCAAGACCCTTAGTAAAGTGGATCTTTTTCATGCTAAAACGGTTCATTAATGGCTGATACTGAATAGCCAAGGCAACACCTGAAGTGTTAGATACTGGCTGGAACTGACCAAGTGCGGTTTCAGGTACACCCGTAACTTCATGCATTGTGCGCTTAATTACTTGGATGTATTCCAAGGCACCAGACATCTCGCCACGTGATTCAAGGTTAAAGACACTGGCATCCTTAGGAAGACCAGCCCAAACTTTCTTAGGACCACGCTCTAACTGGGAAGCCTTGGCACCCGTGATGATGGTTACCGGCGCTGCGTGGTAGTTAATGATGTCAGATACTTCCAACATCTTTTCGTTAAGTTCACGATTGAGAGGAATAATATCCCATATATCACTTTGCCCCCAAGGAGATGACGAAATGGTTACGTTCGGGATATGCACAATTGGAATAGTTCCAATTGCGTTGGGGTATTCGTCAATGAGTTCGTCGTTAATAAACTGCTGAACCATGTCATCAGAAAGGATTTCCGTAAAGGTGTATACCTGACGGGTACCTTCTGGAGATGTACCCCAGAAACGGTATTTAAGTTTGAACCGAGTAAGACGGTCACGGTCATGGGGGTGGTACTCAGGGAAACAGTGCGCTGGGTTCAATGGGATAACCCGAATACGTCCTTCTTGTGGGATACCAATACCATCTACGTAAGGCTCTTCATAAGCAATCTTTACAAAGCAGTCACCTGTTACTGAGGCAAGTTGCCCCATTTCCCAAAGGGCATAGTGCTTGTTGTTATGTACTTCCCATACTTGGTGCAGGAGGTTTGG